CTATGCCAGACCGTATCGGTTGCTTAAGTAAGATTCTATTTTTGTGACTAAATCTGCATTTGCTGGCAAATGTGCAGCAACATTCAATATAAACAGCTCGGCAAGATGTCCGTTATCAAAAGCTCCAGTCTGTGCCCCCGTGCTCGTTACCCCAGCTCCAATGCGCAGCTGGCCATTTGTATTTGAGTTCGCTGCTGCATTGTTCTGGTAAAGAAACTCACCTTTATCGATGCGTATTTGTGCTGAATTAGAACTGTCAGCCATGCTGTATATAGCCACATGAGGGTCTGTAAAAGGGGCAAGCGGAGTTTGTCCTGTGGTTGAGCTAATTGCGCTGCTAGAGCCAACACGGAACGATGTTGAACCAGAAGAGCCCATTTGTACGTAAGTTGCATTAGGGTCGCTATTAGCTAACCCATTATTTACCAAAAACGCGTTATCGGCAGAAGAGTTACTACCTACAACTATCACAGTAAAATCAGCTCCAACAGGCAATATGTTATTAGTCCCGCCAAACATTTCACCATTAGTTAGGCCAGAACCAAACGCCAGAACATCGTTATTGTTGTAGGCTGGCAAAGAAATCTTTGTAGGTAAATTAGAACGCGCAGGCATCAGTATGATACCTGTTTTTCTGCACTCCCAACCTGGATCGCCGAAACCATCGGCTGCACGCCACCAATGTGACAAACGCGCATCTTTAAAAATTTCGATTTCCAGAGCACTAGGTGCCAAATTAGCGGCTACTGCACCAGGTATAACAATTGGTAGCTTACGGATTACTGTTGGCATATAACACCTCTTAAATTGTTAAGTTAATTTGTTCTTGGCACGCCCAGAAATACTGTGTGATGCCTGTTAATGGATCTGAATCAAAAGGACTAACCGAGCGGATAGCAGAACGCGCACCATTTATAGAGCCACTACCACCGCCGCCAGCGCGATGAGCTGCTATATAAAGTCGAGGATTTTTGCCAGTGGGTACCGCTGACAAAGTGACAATAATTTGATTGGAAGCACTTGATGAAACTTCAACGTTTATAACCGTTGGCGGAATGGCTGAACCATCAGTAAATTTGATGCCTTTATCAGCACCTAATGTGGACACTGTAACCAACTCATCAGAAGTCTCAATAAAGACCGGCATGCTGTATTGCAAGTGAACGGTTGTTGAACTGGCCCACCAATAGTCGATAACCCGCAATGGTTGTGCATATGCACCAAATCCATCACTATAAATAAAGTGACCGACCAGACGCCCAATCATCCGATATCCGACTGCGCGCAAATGTGCACCATCAGTCCCACCAGGTGCCTGATAAAGCGGACCGCAGCACCTGATTTTAGAATTACGATCTTCCACTGCCAACTGAGCCAAAGCGACTTGCGCAGGACTCCCAATGGCAGCGCCACCCCGATTAACTTGTGTAACATATGCCTTTACGTGAGTTCGCTGGCCTGTGATAGCCTGACAATCTTCTTCAAAATCAGATTGCCACTGTTCAAGAGCTCTCATATAAAGAGCTTTTGAAGTTGCATTAGTAAAGTCCTGCTCGCCGTGAATTATGACCTGAGCCAATACAACAAGTTTGCGACCTTGCGAAATACTAATATTTCTTGCTTTATCAACCAGCCGCAAGCTTTCTGAATAGGTACTTGTCCCACGTTTCAACCCTGAAGTTGGGGTCCTAGAATCAAGGTATGCCTGGCCTCCCAGTGCTGCGGATGTGAAAATTACGCGAGGTTTCCTGTCAAACTTTGCACTAAGTCGCGACATTAAAACATCTGCAATACCACTTGCAGGAGTCTCATAACTCCAATAATTTTCAGTCTCTTTTAAGTCAACAAAACTACTAACTGGAGCTCCGGCAGGCTTAACTCCTGCATCAAACATTAACGCAAAACCCGGATGTTCAGGATTTATGGTCACTGTTGCATCTGATACAAAACCAGACTTACCTCCTTCCGCCCAGCTTTGGCCGTTTATCATAATGAGATAGTCAATGTTTGAATCTGCGTTTAATGCGGTTCCATCTAAATAGCTATATAAATAGGACTGTAAACCTTGAACACTTGATGCATCAGTCGGCGTTATTGGCTGCAGAGCGCCTTCTTTGGCGACATAAACTGATCCGTCGCGCTTTATTCCTTTAACTATATTCCCCAGTTTATCTACGTGGAGCTCATGCCAATCAGAGACAAGAGGAACCGAAGTATCTAAAAAACTCCATAGAGGTAGCTCTAAGTCATCCGTAACAGTTAATTTTGAAAACGTTTTTGAAGCGACATTAACGAGGATCCCCTCTCTGGATTCGTAAATAGACCCATCACGCTTGATACCTTTTACAAAGTTGCCTAGCTTATCAACATAGAGTTCGCTCCAATCAGAAACTAAAGGGACAAAAGTATCTAAAAAGTTCCAGTTCGGAAGCTGTAAACTTGAATCCGTTGGATCAAATTCTAAAGCCGCAATTTTTACCAATTCTCCAGCCCGACACTCCCAAAACGACAAATCTTTTTTCCGTCCACTTACAAACAAACCATCTTTATCTAATGTAATATCAAGCCAATCCTTAACGAGTGGCACTGTTGTGGCTAACGCATCCATGCTGTTCACTAACGCAGTTATTGCGACACCTGATGGTGTGCGTTTTTTCTCTATGGCCACGCTACCTACTTTCTGATAAACAATCGTAAACTCACTCTCAATGCTTGCTGGCACCTGAAAATATTCACCATCAGCAACACCCGCCAAACCTGCATCAACGGTTGGATACAGATTGGCTAAAGTCCTAGACGCTTCAGCGCTAGCTGCTGATGCATTTGCATATGCTGCGGCGGAACCGACAGACCCATCAACTTGCTGCTTTAGATAACCATAAGGAACTACCAGCTGTGTCTGACCACCGAACTCGACCTCCACTTCTGGCTCCGTGCTCGTCAGCACCTGAACTATGGCGCTGTTACTATCCAACTCCACCTGCTGAATTAGAGAATCCATTTGGGCAACCTGATGGCCAGATGTATTCGCAGCGTCTACCTGGTTGTTGTATGCGATGATCGCCGTCCGAAGTGCTGCAATAGCAGCGTTCATTTTGGTTTGAAATATACTGCCTACGTCTTGCGTATTCAGAACAATCTCAGGAACTTGTAGTTTCTCTATATCTGTAGGCATTTAGCATTCCTCCACGGTAACAGGGGTAGAAAATTGATTGAATTGGGTGGCTGTCACAGGGGGGAGTGACATAAATTTACAAGCAAAGCTGTGCTCAATTTCCTTTTGGTTACCCAGCTCTGGATAAAGCGAAACAAACCAGTCACGGCTTAAACGGGCGTGGCGAATAGCCAAAATAAATCCTGGGCGGTCTTCTTCGTCTATGTATTCGAGGGCAAAGGTGCTTTTACGCCACGAATTGGTTGAATTGCTGAACAAACCACCATCGTCTGTGCGTTGTTGGCTTTCGCTGCTTCCAAAAGCAAAGGTACTGCCATAGCTAAAATTCACCGCTGGTGAGTAGTGACGGCCCATGTAAATACGTGTTAAGTCGAGTTGCCCCGCTTCATTCAGCGGATCGGTTACCGTCAGGCGGTACGACTGGGCAAATACATCATCAAACCAACACTGCGTATATTTTGTAGCCCAGCCATCAAGCACAGAACTGACAATGGTTTGCATCCGCCAGTCCCACTCACCATAAGTGCGCTCTGGAATAGCGTTAATAAGACCGGTATCGAATACCACAGCGCCAGACTGATCAGCGTTTTCGTATAGCTCCAGGCGATACTTTGCAGCTGCAGTAAAATTGTGACGCCACATAATAAAGGCGCTGATCAAACGTATGTTTTCGAAGTTGCCCTCCAAAACAAAGTTGGTCGACGCACTGCGAAAAATTCGGCTGTTGTTATAGATTTTTAAGTTTTCAGCGGGAAGTGATGGCACGGCTTCACCGCCCACCAGGTTGACCGTAGCGTCATCAAAATCATTCACAACTAACATTCTTATATTGTTGCTCACTGCCAGTACTCCACGTTGCAAGTGCCATCTGTAGCCGAATCTATTAGTTTTGTTATTACCGCCCGGTCACCATTAATGCCTGGCTTTTCAAGCTTCGCGCACATGCCTGGCAGCCACTGAAAAGGGGCTGCAAACTGCTTTATTTCGTATACAAAATGCGGAGTAGCAGCCACCAGTAGGCGGCGGTTCGCTTCGGCTGATGCATCGGTTTGAAGCACAATCAACGTGCTGACATTAATAGACTCGGCTTGCGGGTAATTGGCCAACACATGATCCTGTGTTACCGACTTTGTTTTCGCTGTTTCGGCTAATTCTTTGGCAACATCCGGGGAGGTTTCATGAACGACTGCTGCAATGGTTGATAATGGCGTCCAGTTGCGTTTGTAACCTAAAGTCAGGCTATAAAGGGGATTAATTACCCGCCGAATTTTCGTGGTACCAAAGACGGTTTGATCACCCGTAATGTTGATGTCCGCTAGCGCTGGAACACCGTTAAAGGCGCGCACCAAAAATTGACCAGTGCGATCAAACATCCAATAAGCTCCAATGCTACTGCAGATGTCATCAAGCACTTTTTCTGCAGATGTATCAGACGTGATGTACAAGCCGAGCAGATAACCAGCTAACCCACTGCAGTCGACTGAATACCCTCTCAATGAAGCTATATAGCCAATAAAATCCGCTGCATTTTGCAGCCACAAGCCTCCAACAACAGTGCCATCGACATCCATGGTGACATCACCGGCAGGATAAATGCTAAAGGTGATCGTGCTGTTGTCGTAATCAACCGTGTAATTAGTCGTAGGTACAATGGAGCCGTTGAACCTGACTGCCGTCACTGAGGCGGATGGGGTTGAGTTAAACTGATACGTGTGCGTTGCGGCATTAATCAGCACGGGCTTCACGTTAAAACACCGGCCCAGGCACAGTGGCTTTAGCTGGTCTACTGCAGCGCCATCGGTATAGCGTGCATTTAGCAGAGGGGTTTGCAATACATCTGCCGCATCACGAAATTTGATACGGATCTTTGTTTGCTCAGGCGTAATGCCATCGCAAATGCCAGCGATAATTTGCTGAAAATTTGCCTTTGGCCAGCTCTTATCACCCAGATAAATACGCACTGATTGCCCATAGACCGCTTTGGTCAACAGCTGCAATGTGTCTGACTGAAGGATCAACTCAATATCATGAGTTTTACTGACACTACGCCCTGTAAACACCTCATTTAAACTGCGCTCAAATTGCACGGAGCCGATCACAAAAGGGTCATAGCCAGTATGTGCAGGGCTATCCGTTGCTGTACTTACAAAGGCGCTATTACTGAAATAAGCTGTTTTTATAACGCCAGCATCGCGGTAATCCAGCTCCACCAGCACACATCTGAAATTTCCCTGAGCAGCAAGCCAGCTATTAAAGTCAATCATCAGCTAACCCTCTGCATTGCGATCAGCTGGCTACTGGTGTCAGCTAACTCTCGGCTAATACTTTCATTGCTGCTGACCACTTTTTGCAGCTGGCTATTCGTTTCTGCAGTTAATGCCTGCAATGACTGCAGCGCTGCAACTTGAGGCTGTGTAGGCTCACCAGGGTTTGACGGCGGTGGGGTGTAGTTCACATTGACGACCACATCAACATTCGGGGCTGGCACGACGATTGGCTGCTGATTTCCGGCCAACTGAGCTATGGTGCTTAAATTGGTGTTACTTACTCCCACGGCATCTGCAACATCTTGCATAACAGTGCCGGTATACACCGTACCATCACGCACACTGGTATCCAGTAAGTGCAATGCTTCAACGATCGCATCCGTTTGCGCAGGCATTTGAGCGCGGATAGCAGCAAGCTCAGTTTCGAGAATGGCGCTTACTTTAGCTGTGTCCGCAGTGAACTGGGCTGTTAAGGCATTAATTGCAGCAGTGTTCTCTGCAGTGGCCAGTGCACCCAAAGAGTCTGTAGTACCCGCCAACAACTCCAACTGGGCAATAGTCTGGCGGGCCAGTGCAATTTTTGTCTCTTCATAAGCAGCAATGGCTGGATGTGGAGCTGGAGCTGTCGGTGTAATAAAGTTCTTATTGCCAAGCTCGTTAAAGGTGCCCAGCACACTATCAAACACCGCACCATAATTGGCTGGATCATAGTCACGGCTCATCTGCAGCAGCTGCTCGCCCAAACTTTGCACCTGGCTATACGCCTCGGCGTCACCGCCACGGGCTTTTGCCACAGCAGTATTGTATTGGCTTTGCAATTGCTGCAGGCGTTCGCCCGCAGTCAGCGTCGACAAATCACCGTAAAGCAACGCCGAAGCAGCGTCCTTCATTGCCTTCGCGGCATCTCTTAACGCGTTAATTTGTTCCAGCTGATTTTCGTACAGCTCTTCACGGGCGGCTTGCTCGGCATTAATTGCCTCCATGTTTTTATCCATGGCCTCAAGCTCAGCGCTGTATCTGTCTAACATTGCGGCTTTTAACTTGCCAATCACATCCAACTGAGCTGCTGCAGTGCCGGTTCCCAGTTGCGCAGTTAGTGAGTAAACCTGATCGGCGTAGTAACCCACAGAGTCAAACTCAGGCAATGTTTTGCGGATGTTTAGAATGTCAGCCCGGATAGTGCCAGCCATTGAACTGATACTGTCCAGCACTTGCGCCAACGCCTGGCCTAACTGATCAACAGTGCGCTGATAATCAGCAACCAACGAACTCATTGCAGTTTCTGCACTGGCAATGCTTTTGTTCATATACTCAGTGGCAAGCGCTTCGCGTTTTTTGTTGTACAGTTGTGTAAGTAGCGCAGTGCTCGCGCCCAATTGTTCAGCTTCGGCTTTAGCGTCTGCGTACCACTGATTTAAATCGTCCATCGCCAGTTCAAACGGACTGAAATCCAATCGAATCAGCTCACTCTGAATATCGCTGTTAAATTTGTTGCGCTCAGCGGCCAGTTTTTGCTCAGCTTCAGCGGCTTTTTCTGCAGCTTTAGCAGCATCTTCTGCCGCGTCGTAAAACTGATCCATCATCGGCACTAAAGACATCAGTGCGGCAAACATGGCTTGGCCAGCGTCAGTTGTTAAGTCAAGGCCATCAACCAGCGCTTTAAAGCCGTCCCTGGTGGTGGGCAGAGTTAACCCCATCGACTTAAACTGCTCGTCAATTTGCTTCTGCATGGCAGCCATTTGCTCGCTTTCACTATAGAAAGCTTCAAAGTACTTGCTGGTTGTACTGCTGAATTCTTCGATACCGCCCATCAGTTCAATAAGCGACTGAGCAACACGGATCTGAACTTCTGAAGTGACAGAGCCAAAGCGTGACAGCTCCAGCCCAAGCGAATCCATGCTCGCATTAAATACGGCCTGTTCCTGGGCTACCCTGATCAGTGTGTCGTATAGCCCTTCACCCATTTTTTGAAATTCTGCAATGCCAGGCACCAGGTACTTAGCCATCAAATCGCCTTGTTGGCTAAACAGGGCCTGCAGCTCTTCTTCTATTTCATCACCGGACAAGCCTTTAAAACTGATTTTTGGCAGGCTGATCACAAAGTTTTCTAAGTCACGAGTGGTCGTAAGCCCCAACAGTTTCACAGCTTCAGTCACAGAGTTGCCAATGTAACTAAACACCCGCCCAAACTCTGCACGCACTTCTTGATCCAGATCTCGATATTCGGTTTTTTCTGAGGTGCTTTTACTGAGGCCGAACAGCTTTTTCTTAGTCACTTTAATAGTGTCGTAGAGTGTGGCATCAACCAGACCAGACGCTAAAATGTCGCCCAGCTCTTGAGCTGCAAATGAAATACCTGAGTCCACTAACTCTTTTTTAGTCGAACCAAACAGCCCACCTAATACTTTATTAGTGATGCCAGAAAGCAGGCCGCCAAGCATGTTGTCAACAGCAGCCCCAATAAACCCGCCCAGCACTAAAGCGCCAGCAGTACTTCCCAATTGCAGGTTGTAGTCTTTGCCTAAATCGCCCTGGTAATTGCCTTCATCAAAGCGACCATAACTGGCCACTAAGTTAACTGCCAACTTAGCGATACCCGCATTTAAATCCCTGATGGCTGTGTTAATGCTGCGCAGCTCGGCATACTGGTCTAATTCCAACGACTCAATACGCTCCAGGCTATTAGCAATCGATTCTGATTTGGCTGAACTGTCGCCCAGTACTGTACCAGTTCCCTGACTTTGCTGATTACTTGCAGCGCTGGTACCACCGGATGCACTGCCGCTAAACACACCTAAACCCGCCATTAGTGCTGCCATTGCGGCAATCCGGGCAAACGCTGTGTAAGGGTCACCACCACCCTGATTCGTAATAGCGGTCAGGGCATTAGCCGCTGCTTTTTTGATAGCCAGCGCAGTTTCAATGGCAGCAAAAGCTGTTTCCATCCGGTGCAACACTTGGCGGCCTTTGCTGTTTTCACTAAACATTTTACTGGCAGCGCCGGTCAGTGTGGCGTAGTTACCTAACTGGCCCCGCAGTTGGTCTTCCATCAGGCTGCGTTCAACCGCATCAGCTTTTTCCAGTGCTTTGGTGCGACGCACCGGATCGACTTCTTTTTCAACTTTTTTACGGGCTTCAGATAACTCTAAAAACTTCTTGGTGAACTCGTCCTGCTGTTCGGCCATTGCTGCAAACTGGTCGGCAACACTGCCAAAAGCATCCACAATGGCATTACCCGCTGCACCGCCAATATCACCAATCTGTGTCAAGCTATCCAGCAAGTCGTCATAGGTGCCGTCTGTTAAATACTTGCGTATATCCAGCTGCTCGTTTAGTTGCTGCTGTGCACGTACTTCAGCTTCAATAGCAGCAAGTACTGCTGGATCACCGCCCTTTAACTGATAAAGAGCTTTTTGCACGTCGTATTCTTTTTCGCCCTGGTTCAACCGTATGCGCAGCAGTGCTGTTTCCTGTTTCATTGCATCCAAAGTATCCTTGCCTGTTACTGCAAGTTTCTTTTTCTCCAGCAACTTCAGTTCATCTGTGAGGGCTTTTGTTCGGGCTGGGTTAACACCGGTGTAAGCCGAGAGGGCTTTTTGAATGTTATATTCGGCTTCACCTTTCTGTAGCTTTATGTCAAGCAGGGCCAGTTCAGCCTGCAGTTGTTTTAGGTAGGTATCTAAATTCAGGTTGGCTGTGGCTACTTTCGCCTCAGCAGCAAACTGCATAATGGCCTCTTTAGCGGCCTCTGGTAGCTTTGTAGCCTCCACAAAAGTGGCTTTAAACAACTCCAAGTCGATGCCGGTTAAAGCTGCGCCTGTCGCACTGATTGCCTGGGCACTGAGCATCTGTTGGTTGTAAAGCTTTAACAGATCATCTTTTAGAACGCTGGCCGATGATGCATTGCCTTCTAGTTTATCGCTGTATTCGTTTAATCCTGGAAGCCCGGCATTAAAGTTTTTATTCAATTCTTCAATAAGGCTATTCAGCTCAGCTTTTTTAGCTTTAAGTTCATCAAGTAATTTCAAAGCCGCCATTTCGTCAGAAGAAGCAATACTGCCAAATTGAGTACTTTGAACCGGCATTGTTGATCTGGCTGATCTAATTTTTGCTTGGGTTGCCTCAATTTGCGCGTTTAACTCATTAAGTTGAATAACAGCCCCATTATATGCGTCAGCTTTTCTTTGATTGCTCCACTCTCCAAAAGACTTTTGTAACTGTTCATTTTTCTTCTTCGCATCTTCTGCAGCATCTTCGTACAAATTGAAAGCCACTGCAGCGGCACCAAGCACACCTATAAGTAAACCCACAGGGCCTAAAACTAAACGCTGTGCCATTGCTAACGCATTTAAAGCAACTGTCGAAGTGCCCGCTGTTGTGGTTACTAAACCTAAAGTCGACACGGTTCTGACAGACTGAGTATTCAGTAACAGGGCATTTTGAAATACCAGGTACTGACTTGCGCCATATTTTAAAAATGCAGCGAAACCAGCCACACCAGCAATAGTCACTAGCAGCTCTGCTGTGTTAAGGGTTGCCTGCAACTGTGGATTTAAGTCATCAAATGGTTGGGTAGTAATGTTGTACAACGCATCAGATACATCAACTATGCTTCCAGCTAAAGCCGCTGTTGCACCAAAAGCCTCATTTTGTTGGCCTATGTAATTTTCAAATAGGTTAGCCATGCTTTGCAGAGCGTCACGCACCGTCGTAGGCATATCCTCAACTGCGGCAAGGTTTTTATCCTGATTTAAAAGCAAAGCATTGGTCAAATCATTGATCGACATTTTGCCTGATATGCCAAGCTCACGAATTTCTGAGCCGGTTTTCCCGGTCGCAGCAGTCAGATTATCGAGGATACTTGGCATTACACCGAAGATAGTCTGCCAACCATCGGACTCTAAGCGACCTGTTTGAATCGCTTTTGATAAGGCGTCTTGAGCTGAAGCTGCTCGGTCAGCTTTCGCAGCATTAGTTACGAGTAAAGCACTGAAACTGTCGACAATATCAATGCTTTGGCCAAGGGAATAATTCATGTCACGTAATATTGGAGACATCCGAATAAAACCTTCCCTGGTTTCATTGATTGCGCGGTAAGTATCGTTGGCAGAACTAACCATTCGCTGCTGGACATAATCATACTCAGCACTATTGTCTGTCGCTTGACGGATCCGTGCAGACATTTGTCCCCAATCATCTGCAATATCAATCAGCTTCATCGACGAAAAACTGGCAGCCACGAAACCAAGAGCTTTGGTCAAAGAAATGGCAAACTTTTCAGCTTCAGCTGCCCCCTCTGCAGCAGAGTTGAAACCTGATTTTGCAGCTTCCCCGGTCTTTACTACCTGTGCAAACTCTTGATTAACTGAACCAACGGCTGAGCTAATATCTCTAACATTTTTTACAACAACCTGCCCACCATTGGCTGTAAAATGTATTGCTAAGGTCAAGTCACTCATGATGTTGGTTTAACCCTCTTGTTCACGCCAAGCCGCTAATGCTGTTGATTCAATAACCAAAAGCCCTCGCCACACTTTGTCTTTTAGTTCTACAGATAAATCGGACCAACCAGGCATCGAATTTACGCGGCTCTCAACAGCCGAGTAATTCAGTGCCACTCTGGCGCCAGACATACCGGCATAAACCCACTGTGTGCACACTCTGTAAAACAAGCTGACAATGTAAACATTGCAGGGCTGTACCTCTGGCTCCTGAGAGCGTTCATTTAAAACTTTCTGGATAATTTCCGACGGGGCCCCCGCAGCTGTCATAGATTCAGCTACAGCCTGCGGGTTTTTCCTGCTGCCGGTAGCCCACCAGCGGGCTATTTCTTGGAGTTTTTTGTGGATATATCCTTTTCACAACCTTCTTTGTAAGCAGTCATCACAGCTTTTCGCACTAATTTGGAGTTCAGCAAGTACTTGATAGTCTCAGGACTACTGATCGCATCAGATTCGCCGTCTTTGAAAGGCATTGGGTGCAACGGGTGTTTTTCAAATCCAATGAAAACGTCTGTCACTTGCTTATTCATAGTGCTAAACATTCCGCTAAAATCCGTTTTGCTGATTTCATTTATTTTTTCTTCAACATCGGCCTGATTTTCCTCTTCATCGGTGATGCTTGCGGCCTTAGTGAAGCTTGTTAAATTCGCGATAGCCGCCTGTTCTTCATCGACTGAAACAGACTGAAAGTGGCCAATAAAAAATGCTTTGGCATCTATCGTAATACCTTTTTCGTCTACCTGATTTGTAGGTATCACTACACAAACAGGGTGTTTAAAAAGGTTTTTTGCTAAAGCTTTAATTTGAAACATGGGTTACTCCTGGTTAAACATTTTTAAAAAGTTTTTTCAAATTATGTGGGGCATCCAGCCCCATACGTTCCAGTCCCTTGTCTCTTTGCCGGGGTTTATTCTGCTAACGGAAAATCAGTTCAAAGTCGTTATCCCGTGCCGTTGGTACCACATCCAGCACAATTTTCAGGTGGCTGATACCGTCGGCCATTGTTGGCTCAATGCTTCGTAGCTGCAGGTTTGGCACGTTCAACTCGAAAATATGGCCTTCGTCCAGCGCGTCGTCACCCAGCTGATACTCCATATCGCCATAGGTACTCAGCTTGCTCCACCAGTCAAAGGTGTTCAGCTCCGGCTCTTCAATGGTGATTTCCACTTGTGGCTTGCGGTTCGTGATCTCAACGCTAATGTTGTTGGTCACAGTCCGGTGCACCACGGTATTACCCAGCTTGAACGTCAGCTCACTCATGTTTACAGCTTGACCAAACAAGTTCATTTTGGTGACAAGCACAGCGTCACTGGTCATAGGCTGTTCAAACGCGGAGTAATCCGTGCTGATAAAGTTGGCAACCTGCGTTGGGTCAACAAACAGTCCAATGAAACTATTAAATGTGAATTTTGGCAGTGCCTTGGTACCCAGGCTTAAATCTAAGCTGGCTCTGGCACCATGGATTGGGTGCTTGATTTTGCCTCTGTACACATGCGCCACCGCGCTGTCGTAGTCCTGCGATACAGGGGTGTACACAACCTTTTCACCCGCAGTAATTGCAGGCTTCAACCCGCACATTTGTAAAAATGGCGCATAGGCAGGCGCAGTACCTGCAGTGCCAACGCCAGATAAATAGGTAGTAATGTCGCCGGTCACACGCTTATTCAGCTGAATAGCGCCTTTGCTACCGCCACGGCCAGCGTCATAGTCCAGGTCTTCCTGGTCACCGTCCAAAAACTTCAGGTTAACTTTGGCACGCATCGCATTAGCAGCACCGGTGAGTGCTAAACCCGAACCATATGTTGTTTCGGTTCCTGCCAGAATTAATAAATCCTGCTCGTATATTTTGCCCATGGTTTACTCCTTTGCCTTTTTGGCTTTTTCAACACGCGCAGCACGCTGGGCAGCTAAATAGCCATTTTTGCTGTTATCGGTGGATACCACCTCTGCAGTTGGCTTTTTTGTTGCCGCCAGTTCTGATGAGTCGCGTTTTTGATCACTCACTGCTGTCGTTTTCATGATGGTTACCTTTTTGTCAAAGTAATGGCTAAAACTGCGTAATGAACTAATACCCCACCAAACATGGCTGGCTCATTTTTCATTAATTCAAACCCTATATTTTCTCCGTCTAACGATGTCCAATCTCCCAAGCGATGGCTTTTAGAAAATTCTTCCATCAAGTTGTCCAGAGCATCGTCAAACTTCAATTGGCTTTCTTCTGCGTCTTCCCAGCCGCGCACTAAAATCAGCTCATAATTTTCTACTTTACCGTTGCCCATACTGCCGCCTGCAGTTACTTTGGCTTTAGGACGTTTTAAAAATCCGCCGGCTAACTTGCCGTTGTCAGTGTAAAGCGCTATCAAATCCTTCACTGTTTTGCTGTAACGTTCATAGCTATGCACTCGGCCAAATATCGGGAAGTCGGCGAGGCGAGCCATTAACAATGTCCGGGCACTCATGCGTCACCTGCCAGGCTATTCCGGATATTTTTTAACGCTTCACGGAATTTGCGTTTGATATAGTCTTCGCTTGCCGCAAAGCCATCCCGGAACATAAACTTACCTTCAGTACCCTTACGGGCTATTTTGAGTGCAATAGCCCAGGCTGCTTGCTGAGCGTCCTTGCCATCCAGCCCCAGCACCACCTGTGCCCATTCAACCAAAGGCTGTACAGGTGGCATGTGCGGTTTAGTGTTCAATTCAACTGCAGGTGCATAGGCTAGGCTGGTACCAACAATGCCCATGACTCCACCAGGCAACACCACGGGTTCCTGTGCAGCAATACTCATTGCCAACAAACCGTTTGCTCCACGAGGTGTGCGCTCTCGCACTTCACGCTCAAAACGCAGTGATGATGCCCAGGCAGCTTTGGTCATTTCACGTTGCACCAGCTCCGGTGCCTGGCTAAATAAATCAACCAGTTCATCAAATCCTTTTACTGCCAGTTCAACTTTCATTTGCGCCTCCGGCTGCCCCAGGACACAACAACACCAGCAGCAGTACTACCAGGTGTTTTTTGGCCGATGTGATCGCTGTAACGCTTGCGGTAAGTTGCCGCCTGTTTACGATATTCACTGCTCTTGAGCTGATGCGCCGTGGTGTCTGCAGCAATGGTGTTATTGGCTTCGTTTATGTAATAAGCCGACAGTTGGTCACAGCAAATGGCAGCTGCATAGCAGGCCAGCGCTTCGGTGTCAGAGTAAAAAACAGTACTGATAACTTCGTCCAACTGATGCGGCACGGTAAATTGCAGTCGCAGCGTACCGCTATAAAACCAACTCAACTGCAGCACGTCGCCGGTTTCAGTCGTTACCTTTGTCACAGTTGGTGTACAATCCTGATGTGGCGCAGTTACCCCTTTCAGCTGACTTTTTCCATTAACCCAGGCAGCTGGCAAAGGTGCAGTGTCGCCATTACAACCTACGTCTGCAGCCAGCATTACTGGAGCATCCTGGCTGTAACGGGCTAACGCCTGCTGCAGCGTCAAAGCCACATCCTCTGGCGACAGCACAGCGCTGTCGTCTCGGACGAGGGCTTTAACAAGGTCTGTAATTTCACTGAGCTGCATAACAAATCCTAAGAGGCGGCCTTCCTTGGCCTGTTCACTACTTACCGGAGTGAATTCTGTTTATGCCCTGTTAGGCCGGAACTACCGACTTCACTACACCGCGGAAGTCTTTCACCACGCCACCGTAGATATGGCGGATTTTGTAGGTGATTTCGTCGTTGGTGAATAAGCTGCCAACTGTAGGGTTGTCCTGGACAAATAACTCTGGTTCTTCATTGCCATCCAGGAAACCAATCTCAATCGTTGGAATATCCAGAGGCGAAGCCATAGCCACCCAATCGTTAGCGTCTGTCCAGTACCAGGGCACCAGAATTTTTGGCTTTTGGGTTTGGATCAGTGTTTCATCCAGGTTAGTGTTCCGGACAAACAAGTCGTGCGCAGCAGTTTCAAGGTCTGCTGGAACCAACAGCATGCGAGGAGGTATGCCTGTTGGGTCGGTCACACCATATTCAACCTGCTTCATCATGGCCAAACGAGCAGCTTTCCAGCTCGTTGCATCCAGAGCAGCTGTTAACAAGTTGCCATGGTCCACATGTGCAAGCGCTTTACTGTCATAAATCACAGCGTTGTTGCGAAGGAAATCCAAAACAAACTTTGACAAGGTGCGTTTGCCTGCCCGCGCCAGCTTGCGCGGGATTTCCATGATCACACCCACGTCGTCGTTTTTAATCAGCTCCAGGGTGACTTTTTCAGTACCCCCGCGTTTGCTCACTTTGTAGTTTGCGGATTCGTCTGAAGGGGATGTCAACGCGTTGTAGCTTCCACTTTCAGCAACCACAGGCAGGTCACCATAACCGCCATAGCGCACACGTTCTTGATTGCGGAAGTCGGTAACCGGCACTGTTTTGGCAATTTCGCGCCAAATGTCGTATTGGTCCTGCGCACTGTATTCTTCAATCATTTTCTTATGAATGGCTTCGCCCAACACTTCCGGCAGGCTCGCACTATTTAAAGCTTCAACCATCCGGGTTTTTGAACATTTACTTAAATCACCAGTTACGTGCCTGTCGCCTGTAATGTCGATATAACATTCACGGAAGCTTCGAACAGCTTTGTCTTTTGGATCAAAGAATGCTGCCAGTAATTCAGCGGCATTTGGCGCATCGCCGTACATTGGACCGCCTTCAGGCATGCGAACCTTGCCTGACTCAGTAAACTTCGCCAGGTAATCACGCTCTGCTTTAATTGCAGCGTCCACCTGAGCTTCAGTAAATTTGTCCAACTGGGAGAACTGTTCAGTTAAACGTTCAATAGCAGGCTGTGGCAGTTTGCTTGCCGCGACAGTAGCTCGGGCGTAACTGCGGGCTTCCACCATACGCACAGTTTGGTCTAACTGCTCTTTGGTCACACCATAAGGTGCTGCTGATGCAGTAGCCTCTTGAAACGCAACTAAAACCGCGCTTTCGTCTTCCTGATCTAAACCAGCCAGCAACGCAGGCTTGTTTTTCGTGATCGCTTCAATCATGCGTTGCAACAACGTCATAGTTTTGCCCTCGATAGGTTGTTTTGCCTCAACCATGCGGATCACACGTCCACCGGCTCCTGGCTCGATAATCAGATCAACGGAGTTGACCCGCAGAATGGATGTGGCTTCACGAAACGCCCCTTTCTTCTTGGCCGTGCCATCGCAGTCGATGGAAAAGCCAAAAAGTTCAAGCATGTCGCGTTGCACAGCTTCAACAAGCTTGGCACTGACATCACCCGCTGTTTTCAGCACGTTAAACGTGGCCTGAATTGCACCCAGCTTTTTGGTACCGGCACCGTCAATAAAGCGCGGCTTTGTGAGTTGGCCAATCAGGTTATTAAAGCTTTTGCCTTCGCCTTTAATATGTTCAGCATCACTTTTGTTGAACACCCGAGCACCTTCAAACAACTTCACGGCTTCCCGCAAAACATCAGCGGAGTAATTCGTGTTGTTGTAGGACAAACCGGCTTCAATGACAGTGATCAGAAAGCTGGAGCCTTCAGCACCAACACTTTCAATAAAGATGCTTTGATTGCCCCAGGCTTCAGTTAACTGAGTTACACCAACAGGCGTGTATTCGCGCACCACTTCGGTGAAGCCGCCAATTTCAATCTGGTTGGCATCGTTTAAGGTGTACTGATAGGCATAGTGACGGCCATCCCGCTGCACCACGGCATAGGTTGCATACAGCGCGACTAAATCAATCCATTCGCGCCCCAGCGATTTTGCTAAAGCGCCGTTGACCAGCGTCAGAATGTCGCGGTAGTCACCGGCTTTTGCTTCACGCAAAGCCTGGTAACCTTTGATACCCTGTTCAGGGCGCAGCTGCAGAAACATGATTAAGCCTTCGGCGCTGGTAAAGTGCCAGTCAGTTTCTGGCCGTCTGTAGTGACTACCACAACATTCAAGCCATCCACGCGGTAAGACAGCACTTCGTCTTCAGCCACCTCTTTTTTAACGGTTTCTGTTTTGACTTTTTTGTTGTCATCCAGCTCAGGCTTTTTGGTTTTAGGATCAATAACTAACTGCACCACAGTGCGCTTTACAGCGGCGGCAATTTCTTTTTTGGTGGGTAACGTTGTGTCTTTTGGCTCTGCCATTGCAGCTCTCCGGTTAGTGGAATAAGCAAGTACAATGGCAGTGTGGGTTATAGCTGGTGGGGTTTAAATTAAAGGGTTTTAAGAAATCAGTGTTCGATTAGGTCTTCCCAAGGAACTATTGGTATATGGCGAGGAAAGTCTGATTTAGATTCAATGAACTTTTCGAACCATCCTCCATTTCTGGGTAATACAACCATAGCTATGTCTTCACTAGTAAAATGGAAACTCCTCGGTAGACGCCATTCACGCTCTGGCAAAATCTGATCCATTTCCTGCTGTTTAAACGTCTTTACCATACAACCATGATCTATTAGCCGCTGTTTAACATTAGCAAGCTCAGTGGCCAGAGAAGCGCAAATCCCAATAAAATCAGCTCTTTTTGTGGTGAAACCATATCGATTTTGATGAATTACATCTAAATCACCTACAGGTTGATTTCTCAAAATATCCATAAATGCTTTATTAAGGTCGGTAACGCCGGATGAAACATGCTCAAAATCACCAATTAACTGAATTAAATTGTTAGCGACTAATGAACTGCTGTGTGTATACAAAACTGGATTAAATCCACGATAAAGCAACTTGTCTCTCTTAAAACCGACAGCAAACTTACCATACCTCATAGCATGATATCCAAGATGCTGAATTGGAATATCAGCAACACATACTACTGATTCAGTCTCAACACGTGCCAACTTTGGTACAAGCACTGGCTTCCCGTCATCTGCAACTACGTCGCCGAACTGTTCAAATATAAATGCCTTGATACTTTCAGTGTAGGTGCTTGCTCTAAGCTCATTACTCGTAAGGATACTGATAAGTGCATCATAAGCAGACTTATCTTCTTTTGGTGCGCCCATTTGTCTGTCTTTATCGACATCCCAACCTGGCCCGCCTGTAAAATGCCATAAAATCTTAGAAACAGTCCCTGGCGTTTTGCTCATTGCAACCTCTTCGTTAATCCCATTCATCCATATGCGGTAACATCATACAGCCACACTTAATCACTTCACTGGCCGGAGCCTTAGGGTCGTGTGGGTGCATCATTTCTGTTGTACCAATCATAAACGGCTTGTCGACAGGGCGCACCTGGTTATTTGCTGCAGCATGGCTTAAACGCGGTACTCGCCTGTTACTTTTGCGCCACATCTTTTTCAGTGCAGGTACATGCTCAGCGGCCTGCTCCATTCGGGCCTGGGTAGATACACCATATAGCCTGCCCAATTCGGTTTGAATCACTTGCTGGGCGCGATAATCGGCGTTATCGGTAAGTCGTTTGGCTATGCTTTCTCTGAGTTTATTTAAATCCAAAGCCCCCATCGCAGCCAAACCGAGCTGCTGGCCAATGGCCTTGGCGGCGTCACTTGTGATGTCTTTTATTTTGTCGACCATAAAATACCTTATGGCTTCCAGCTGCTGAGTATTGATTGCTGGCAACACCCCCACCACCTCCACGGCAGCCGCCTGCAGCGGTTTATCAATCAAGTCGATACCAGCTTGCCAGGCGCGGTTAGCACTGTCGTTGACCAGCACTTCAGACTGCAGGCCCAAGTCGCGCATCAGTCGGTCTACTTCGCTTTTCAATTTTCTGAGCTGCCAGGTTTGCCATTCGCTAGGATTGCTGCTGAGCTGCGCCATAATTTCCAGCTCGGCGGCTTTAATCAGTTGCTCTATCTGCTGATACAGCTCTTCCTGCAGTTCTTTTCGTTTACGCAGCTGGCGGCCGCGTTCAGCGTTAAATGCCTTTTTCTTTTCTGCGGGTGTCACGCTGCGTCGTCCTCACCTGGTGCGGGGTCTACAAATGCATCATCTTCAGCTTGCTGTTTGCGTGCAGCCTTTTCTGCTGCTCTGCGCGCCACCAGTGCGTCTTTGGCTTTTTTCAGCTCATCGGTGGCATCAAAGTTAACGCCCAGCTGACCACAAATATTACTGATCACCTGCAGGGCCGTTTCTTCGCTGATCAGTCCGTTCTCAATGGCCAACACCAGAGCGCCGGTCACCTGAGCTAATGCGGTGGCATATTTGGTGGTATCGCGAGCTGTCAACTCAGGGAACTGCACTTCAGTGAAGTAGGCCCAGTCGTTCAGCTCTGGCTCTTTGCTCTTGTTTGCCAGGGAATGCTGACGCAGTACAAAGGTCGCTATAGTGATGAGCATATTGCGAATATGGCGTTGGCGCAGCGTCAGTATTTTCAGCGTAGGCTCGCCCATGCTTTCACCGTTTGCTCGGTTCACATCACCGGCATCAGCAAACCAATGCGGCGGCATGGTCGCGCCTGACAGCATGTGGTTACGAAACAGCTTTCCAATAATCTCAGTGTCGCCACTATTCAGCGATGGGCTTACTGCTTTCCACACTTCCCGGTCATTGTGTACATTGACTGAGTTTGGACCAGGCGGCGTGATTTGAGCTGCCCGGTCTATAACCTGCTTCTCATCAGCGCCAGTTAAAGTGACATCCCACACGAAGGCACGTAATGATTGTGCACGTTCGCCCTCGCCAAACAAGAACTCATCGTATAAATCTAAAAAATCAGCTTGGGCGGTTAAGTCGCCATGGCCACGGCCCTGGTTACAAAATGCGTTGATGTTAAAGTAAAAAATTTCGCCATCTGGAAACCCTTCACGAATAGCCTGAGTACGGGTAGTAAACACTTCTTCTGGGCCATTGATAATCACCCTGTATTTTAAGTAGGTTTGTTTGGTGCCTTTGCGTTTAGTGATCACACCAATAGGCTGCTCCGGGTTATCCGGATCGAAAATAACTTCTGCTACCTGGTTTGGATCTAAATACCCCAGCCGGACATGGCCATTCATATCATTTACAAATGCCGGATAAAACTGCTCACCGAACAACGAAAGCTCACGCACCTTTTTTTCCAGCTTCATGTCCATATTGTTGATAGGGTCGCGCCAGAAAATATCGAGTATCTTTTGATAATCATCGTCTTCGTTAGTTAGTTTTACGCCTTCAGCCAGCAAATAAGCCACAGGCAATTCAATCAGCCGGTTAGCAATTAAGTTCGACTGCCACAACCAGGACGACACTTTTTGCATGCGCTGACGCTGCACTGGGTTTAAGTCGCGCCCAGCATCGCTGCTTAGGCGCGTCCAGCCGGTCATATCTTCAGCCACGTTGACACCAACAGCTTCACGCATTGGCTCATTGACAGGTTGTTGTGCAGGCTCTGGTTGCTGCGCTGCGGTAGATGAATTAAACCAGTTATCCCAAAAAGCCACGTGGGCCTCCTTAATGAAATCGGACGTAAAGCATTTACGTTTGTTTAGAAGCGATGAACGCTCTCACTATCGAACCTACACACCCCAAACAGGGGTTAAGCGCTTAAAATCGCGTACAGCGCGTTTAAGCCACTCGTTTGAAAATTCCGCCTGCAGTCTGGCGAAAACGCATCTTTTCGGGTTTAAAGGTTTCGCGGATAGATACATTGTGAACCTGCACGCCAGTTGGTGGTTCCCCCTCCACTGTGGTGCACGCCCATACCAGCACCCCAGCAACTGCGGTGTCGCCATGGCGTTGCTTGCCATCACTGCCTTTGTCGTGCTTCTCATCCATGCGTGGTTGACCTTTCACCAAGATGACCCGACGATGGTCTGCAACAATGTCTTCCGACTTCGGCACTTTGATACAAGCCGATTCAAGCGCTGCTTTGTATTTGGGGAAGTGTTCGTTGTACCAAGGGCCGGATAACATGACGCATTCAACCCGATGCGAGCCGTACCGCTGCAATGCAGCTTCAGCATGAGACTGGCCGTTGCCCCGTGAGTCGAACTTGGCGTGGAAAAACAGCGGGATATTGTCCAGGATGTAAAACAGGATCAGTTGCTGGCAATCAAACGGAATATTACGCAGCTCCACTAAAAATGGAGTACGCCAGTCATCCGGGCCATGCTGTTGAAGCAACCACATGACTGACAAGTCGCCAGAGCGGCCAAAATCCTGACCAAACACTGAGCGCAAACCAGGCATGTTATCAATCAGAGGTTTTAAGGTATCGACACACCACTGTCGAATATCTTCTAGCCTATTGGGGTTTTCTACAAAGCTGTCTGGCCTCTCAATACGAATAACAGGAACTCCGTCCTGCCAACAACGCTCTACCAGCAAGCGGCTGATGTAAACGCCACTGCCTGCAGAGGGGATTACATCCAGTTCTTCAGCCGCATCATCCCCATAAAACTCATAGGTTTCATTGACCCAGGCATCTTCTTTTTCCTGAGTCCATTCGATACCCATTTTTTTACATACGCTTTTATATAAGCCCTGAGCAACAGCCTCCCGAAAGGTCACGCGGTGCACAGAGTATGGTTTTTTACCTGCTCGGCACTCTTTGATAAGCAGGTTAAAAGGATTGTCTTCGCCATTGTGTGTACTGATGATGCGGACTTTGCCGCCCCAAATCAGGAAAGCCATAGCGGCTTTGATCAAGCCTGCCAGATCATCATGGAATGCGGCCTCATCAATGATAATTAAGCCCTGCTTACCACGCAGGTTAGATGGACGGGAGCTTAGCGCTGTTACCCTAAAACCACTGGCAAAGTAAATGACATAGGTCAGAATATCTTTGTCTTCGTCGAGTAACACCTCTTCAACCGCGTCACCACATGCAACGTTGTAGGCTTTCGCCCATGCGGCACAATCGCGGATAAACTCTTTGGCCATGTCCTGGTTATAACCGATGTACCACACATCCATGCCACCGGCTTCACGAGTTGAACAGGCTACAAGCGCAGCGTCGGCGCTTTCGCCCCAGCTCAAACCAATACGGCGGCTTTTCTCCATGATTTTCACTGGTGCAGGGTCATAAATCCAATCGGCCTGATAAGGCAACAGAATGGCCGCACTAACAGCTGCTGATACCGGGCTGACTTGTGTATTCATGATAAACGGGCGCCCGCAATAGCCTCACGGATCAATGCAACACTGCCACTGCCAACACCAGCTTTTTTAGCTGCAGTTACAGCTGCGTCAGTAGCTGCAGCTTTGGCTTTAGCAATTGCTTTTTCTTCAATTTGCTTTTCAAGCACAGCACTGAAGTTCGCCGTTCTCTGCAGTCGCTGAATACTCAGCACCAGGTCACCCAACGTCTCAATGTCCACCGGGGCTTCGTCTGTGGCTTTTGACATAGCATGGGCTGTGGTTTTAAACATGGCGCTCATCAGCATCGACTGCAGGAGTACACCCTGTTCACCCAGGCTGGCTAAATTGAGTTTGTCAGCCATAGCACGGCTGTATTCATTGCAGCGCTGAATATCCTGAGCCACAGATTCCATTTTCTTAGCTTCACGCCACACCAGGTTTTTTGAGATTTGCTCAACGTTGGTTTCGCCGTTGTATTGCTCCAGCTCGCTGTTTACCATTTCAGCGATTTGATCGCAGGTGTACTTTTTGCTTTGAATAAGCCGATGAAAATAGGCCCGAATTTCTTCAGGCAATAAATCCACTTTGTTGCCTTTCATATCAGCCCCCAGGTGCCGGGCGCTTTACACCGTCCACTTTAGACTGGCCAGTGGCAACGTCGGTACCACGCTGAGTAATTTGCGCTACCAAGGTTTTATCCCCTACACGCTGTAGGGTGACTAAGCCCTGTTCTTCCAGCCATCGCATGTGATTACGCACCAAGTCGCGGCTGATATGATGGCCATAGCTGCTTAGCACATCGTCCAGGATAGAGTCATTGGCGCTGTAGCCTGCCGAGTGCGACAGGGTGCGCAGAATAACCAGGCGCTGGTCGGCCTCGAATAAATCTTTCATGACTGACCTCCGTTAATTTTGGCCTCTAACATCAACAGCAACGGCCGTTCAATACGTTTCATGGTGTCGTCCAGGTGCTTGCACTGCTCTTCAACCCGCGCCAGTTGCTGCTGAGTTTGAGCAAGCTGCTCGCGGTTGGGTAAAGCTCGAACAACTTCTTCCATTTTCTCCATGCGAAGCTGCAGCTTGTTAAGCTCGGTTTGTTCCGCATAGGTGTTTTCAATGGTTTGCACCCGATTGCTCAGTGGCTGCAGCTGCTCTTGACTGACAAAGCTTCGACGCATGACATAGCCAGCGAACCCCATGGCAGCCATCAGTACAAAGCTGATCACAGGCCAGTACTCTAAAAACAAATTTTTACCTGGCATGTTTTTCACTCCGGGTTAAACGCTCTTCACACACAGCGCAGTGCACCGCATCCGTTGTTGCCACGCGCTCTGGTGATATGTCATCTGCACAGATCAGGCAAAACCGCTCACCGTTTACTTCAAACGGCGCCAGCTTTGGCTTTTGACGCTGGCGCGTGTTGTGATCGGCTAACGATTTGTCAGCAAAAAGCTGAGCTAATTCTTGTCCTTGGTCGATGTAATCTGGCATTCCGTGTCCCCGTTATTTATTTCGCTTTTGCAGCGTTTTTAGGTGGTCAATCAGCCTGTTCAGCTGGGCGGCGGTGTTCTGGCATTGCTGCCCTGCCTGATTGGCATGACGCAGGATGTCTGCCCGGTCAATGCCGCTGGGTTGCAGCGAGGGGTCAGTACTGGCAGTGGTTGGGGCCGTTCCATCAGCTCTGGTGGCAGTACCAATGGCGGGCATTCCGGCAACACTACTGCTGGCGGAATTAAAGGACTGGTTGTACACCCGGACAAAACCATGGGTGAACATACAGCCAGGCTGAGGCTCAGGCTTAGAAGAGCCCGGCGGGGTCCATGTCGACGTAACATAGTCAATCTCCTGTTGTAGTTTTTCAGCACGCTGCGCATTGGCTGATTTGTCACTGCGCAGCTGCTGAACGGTGTTGTTTGCCAGATCAATTTGCGACTGCAGATTGGTGATGGTTTTGTCTTTGGCGGCCAATAAAGCCTTATCGTTGCGTTGCTTGCACTCTGCTTTGGCTTGGTTGTAACCGGCAGTGTGGGAGTCGGCCAACGTGGACTGATAGTTTTTCAGGCCGAAATAAACCAAACCTAAAATGCCCAGAATAAGCACACCTATTTGTTTAAAATGCATGGCACACGCCTCCACCTTGGCCAGCGCCCCAACCAGCTGCGACATAAAGTGGCTGATGGTGGTAAATGATGGCTTGTGGATAGTGGCGGTTTTCAGCAAAGGCCGCTTTGGAGCGACCCGCATTGACATGTTCGGTTTCGCCAAACCAGACCAGCGGATTGGCCCCGGAAGCCAAAGCCAGTTGTTTATCGCGGTTGACCCAACCAATACCGCCGTTATAGGCACTGAGGGTGAATGCCCATTTTTCACATGGGCTGCTGGCCTGGATTTGTTTAAACAGGTGTTGGTCGTACAACACCAATGCACGCATGGCCCACGCCAGGTTAAATGGTTGAGCGGTCGTTAAATCGCGTGGATTACGCAGTGCAAACCACTCGCTGGTTGCCGGCATAAACTGCGCAAGCCCTTCAGCTCCGACAGGAGAGCGGGCATCAATTCGCCAGCCCGATTCCTGGTGAATTTGAGCTGCATACAGAGATACAGGCGCATCTAAGCCAGCATGCACTCTGGCTGTGCGGGTTAGGGTGCGCTTGTGCACAATTGCGGCATCAGGAATTGCATGCGCAAGCACAGGTTCAAGCCACGAAGGGCCACCCAGTAGTAAAATAAACACTATGCCCTTCATGACTACAGCCCCATCGTCAGGCCAAGAACACAGGCGCAGCAGATGATGGCACGACGAAGCATGGCTAAGCCCCGAGGCAGCAAGTCCTCACCAGATTCAGCGTAGGTATGTGGCCGGTCATAGTAGAACATGGAGCGATCAACCCAATAGGCCATCACGCTGCCCAGGCTGACCAAGGCGCACTTGTACAGCACAACAGGTAGTTGCTCGGGGTATGAGAATAAAATTAACAACAACAGCAACAGGGTTAGCAACAGCCAACCCGTTAGACGAGGGAGTTTTGATAAAAACATAAGCACCACAGCGAGGTTAACAATGTTAACCGCAGCTTAGGTGCCTGCTTGCAGAAGTTAAATTAAAGGGTTTTAGGAAAGTTACTTTGACTCTTTTTTCTCAAAAAGCTTAAGTAAAATTTGCGTGACTCGCAGAAAGTTAAAACTACCGGCTACTATTAAAAAAATCCATACAATGCCGAACCATAAGCATTTGGTACCCACAAAAAAACCTAACATTGACCATGCACAGTAAGCGAACAGGGAATAAATACCTTCCCGCATATAGGATGCAATGTCTTTGATATACCCCGCAGCAGCCAACCGCTGTAAAACTGGGGTATCCAAAGTCATTAATAGCGATTTTGCCGTCGCCAGAAAACCAACCAATATCGCCCCAACACTTAGTGATGCAGATAAAATATCATCGCCCTTTGGGAACGTAGGTTCAAACCAATACCATGCTACCGCTCCAATCAGCGCCAGTAGATAAGGGTGCCATTTTTCCCAAGCTAAAGGTGTCATTTCAGTATGTTTTTCCAGCCTAGTCTTGCTTTGTCCAATCCATGATAACGATCACCTACCGGCCAACGCTTATCAGGCCCAACAGGAATATCTTTAAATGTTCTTTTTAATCTTTGAGCAATCAGATCAAGCACTGCTACTTTTTCATCAACTCCAACAACTGTGGCATTTATTTTAGATACCCCATTTGGTCTAATGATATGTAACCGCCGCAAATGCTCTACTGTCTTTTCAATATAGCTATTTAACTGACTTTTTTTACCAAGCCCTGCGCTCACCGAAATTTCAACCTGTGCAGCATCAGATTTATCCCCAACATCAATAGCATCATACACTGCGGTTCCTTTTTTCTTGTCTTCCTTGGTTAAATGCCTCGGGTCGATGGCCAACTCCAGCTTACGAATGAGCTTTCTTGATTCAAACTGCCGCTCTACATCAGCATCATATTTGGTAGTTAACTCATATACGTTGTTCACTGCATCATTGTATTGGCTGAAATAATCCTCTATCGCTGAGTATTTCACGCCATAATGGTTATATTGCACCAACAAATGATGTGTTGCTGGTATAAACAAAATCGCTGTTTCCTCACAGAAGGTTTCGTCACCTGTAAAAGTAAAACCTTTAACAGCTTTAGTTTTACTGCCTTTACCGGGCCCATGAGTATCGCGAATTTTAATAAAATCCATATACCACATACCATTCTTTTTCTTAATATCCTCAATACGGATAGTAGCGCCCTTAATCTCCCGATTCCTTTGCTCAATGGTTTCAGCTTGGATAAGTTTTAAAACATCCTCCAGAGCTTGTGTTCCATCGCTAAGCTTGACGCCAAAGGCGTGCACAGTGAATTGTTCAGCCATTAAATACCCTCTAAATTACACAAACCAAGCCTACTAACCTATTAATTGGTTTTAATGTTTCCAGTGTCAAAATTCATAACGTCAACAAATTCAACGCTACACATACGTCTTAAAATATCGCTTTTCAATAAACATCAACGCCACTTCATACGCAGTCAGCAGCACCATGTAAAACGCCACCCGATACAGCATATCGAACACGCCCCAGAGCAGGCCGTTATGGTTGGCGATGTCTGGACTGTTGAACATGTTGGGCATTAAAACCATATGGGAGACGCCCAGCGCAGCAATAGCGAAGCCGCCCCAGAACTTGGCATTTGCCAGTTTTAGGTCGGAGCAAAATAGATAGGTTAAATAAGCGACAGCAACTACAAAAAAGGCTACCCAGCATCAAAGCACAGGCGTAAAGAAGAACTAAGAAAAGTAGCATACCTGACCTCCATTTCAGCGTGTGCTCGCTTGTACCCTAAACTCTATACCAACATTCCATGTTCGTCATCAGTTTATTTTATAGAAACAACGTTATGCGTTGGCTGGCGGATCGGGCCAATCTGCGCCGCCTCCGAAATAATGCACTGGAGGATCCGGCCAATCAGTTCCACCACCAGCCAAACAACTGGCAGAAAAGAATGTAAATGCGACAAATAAGAACCTTGTCATATTAATGGTTTCCATTTTTAATTTTCTGTTGAGCATCGTCCAAGCCGGTCACTAATGCAACAATAAGAGGCCCAGGCACATAAACGACCGTGCTTTTTTGGCCACTAAGCTTTATCTCTACCCCTGATTTATGCCGTTCTAAAAACTGGCGAGTGAGGTTAACACCAACGGTCTCATTCAAAATACAAGGCAATCCTAGACTAGTGCCTGAGCAATCTGGGTCTGATTTAATACGAGTCACTGTTAATTGATCGCCGCTGGCGCTAAAAGCTCGGTCTATATTGGCCCAGTCGCCACTGAAACTTACAGTGGTATAAATTTGCAAAGCGATCTCTTTTCCAGTTGCCTCAATTACGGTCCCTCGCAGCACCATCTCGTCAAAAATGGGGGTCTCAACTTTATACAGTTTTTCAAAATTGTCGTAGGTAACGACTGGATTGAGTGATAAGCGACTCAAGCTGCCAGAGCCATAAAATGAGGAGTATTCACTTGCGGGAATAGTGCTTCCATCAGCGAGTTCAAGGCCTAATTTGATGTCCGTGGGTGACATACTTAGATAAAAAACTGAACAGTTTTGTGTTAACACTTTTGTAGAATAGCTTTTGTTCAATTTATACAACTGGCCGCCAAGCTCAATGTCTTCATAATTGTAGCCAGTTCTTGCAGCATTTTCTGTCTCGACTGTTACCGCATCAATACCGATTACTTTAAAATTCTGAGTTAACAAGGGTATGTAAGAGCTTTCGGGGGTTTGATAAAGACGTTTTCTGCCTTTATCAAACAAGGCTGCATACTTAACAAACGCACCTTGTCCATTAGCGATTCGAAATTCAGCTTGTTTAATATTTTCGTATTCACAAGTACCATTAGAACTAAGCACCTTTTCTGGTTCTTCAGAAGCACAATAACCAGCTGCACACATCGTAGCACCTGTAAGACCGCCAACACCGCCACCTGCGCAACCACTTATAAACGTCAGGGATAATAGTGTTGCACCGAATAAGCTCGCACTTTTAATACGCATATCAACTCCTTTTGCTATTCGCTTTTTTATCGTCTTCTAAGATCCATTCAAGCCAATGAACGAGCTCTTTCTGTTTTCTAATTTTATGCAAATCACCAATGTAGCTAATTCCTATCGCAGCGGATACTGCTGTAAAAACGACTAAAGCCACACCAAATATTTCGTGTTTTTGATTGAGTAAGATCGCTGAAAACCACAGAACAAGACTAATCATCGTAATTACCAACATGCCAACTAACCAACCCTTAGCTGCTGGCGCAGAGCCTAAACGGTTTTTTTTATCAAACTCGATGAGAAGATCTTTCACAACTACTTGGTAGTTTGGCACTACACACCTTAACTCGGCAGAAAACTCACTCCACCGGATCAGCATTAGAGGCTTAGATTGGCACCAGCGCAATCCGTAAGACTTTTTAAGATGGCCATAAATTCGGTTAATTTTTTGGGTCAAGTAAGCAATAGGAAAAGCTGCCATCACTGTTCCAATAACTTGCAGAAACATTGAGTGTAAAACATATATATCTAACAACGCCAAAACCAATCCTACCGCGGACGTTGTTATAAGAGCAGGCCCGTATTTTATCCTAGATACAGTCATTCGAAAAAAAGTTCGATACAGCCCCCATTTAGTATATAAAGCTGTAATTTGGCTGTCAGCGTTGTAATCCAGCTTGTCGTTAGCAATTTCTTCAGGTTCTCTGGGATCGCAATTACTTATACCGTTAGGGTAGACAGTAACCTGAACATTCTCAGCTTGAATAACTGCACCTACAGGTGCATGAAACACGTTATCACCCAAAGCAAACTCCCTTTATTGTTGTACAACCCTGCTTACTTCTTTTTATCGCCAAAAAACTCAAAACTAGCTGCCGACCCACTTTCAAATTTAGCAACCTGTCCCACGTTGCCGTGAAACACATTGCTGTATTTAGACGCTTGCCCACCAGTTAATACATTTAATGCAGCATTTTTCAGCTCTTCAGACGCATTAATAAATGACTCCAACAAAAACATTTCCCGAGGAGCAAGCGCCTGAACCGATCTCACGCCAACAACAACATACTGAATATCAACTCCTGAACTGCTTAGTGCTTGAAGTTGAACAGCCGTAGGAGAAGAAACACCTTTTTCCCAATCAACCAAAGTTCTGCGTTTTGCACCAGCCAACTCTGCGAATGACTCCTGATTAAGAGCAAGGCGTTCACGCTCCTCGCGAAGGCGAGAACCTATCATGAGCAATTATCCAAACAATTTCAATTGACATGAGCAGATATCTGCACAATAATCAATTCACACCGAATACAAAGCAGTGCTGTAACACTGCCACCTGTTAAACAAACTGAAACACTTACAAGAGGTTTATCTTATGAATGGTCAGGAAATTAAGCAAGCCTTACATGCCAAAGGTTTTTCGCTTGCCATGATTGCTGAAGCAATTGAATGCCACCCCAATGTTTTATCCAACGTGATTTACCGCAGAGGTATATCTAAACCTGCAGCTGATGCCATAGCAAAAGTGCTTGGTACCCCTGTAACCGATTTGTTTCCGGATGTACCTTCATACGCCCGAACCCGCCTGCCGTCTGGCAAAGCCAAAGCCGAAAAACAAGCCACGCTGCAACAGCTACTCGCCTCATAAGGGGTCAACAACCACTGTTCCAGCAACGCATTCATTGTTAAAGGAAGGCCAGGAGTCGGCTTATGTTCACAACACCAGTTAAACCACAACACCAGCTGCAGCAGAACGGGATCGCGACTAAACAGCAGCACCCCAACCCAGCTGTTACGGCTACTACTTCGCAGTTGGCACAACTGCAAAACCAACGCTCGTACTTGTGCAATATCAATTTTTTGGCTTGCGCCACTGGCAGCACTATTGGCTGGCAGGCCAAGCCACAGCCGCAGCTGTTCAGTTACCGGCAATTCATTCGTGTATGGGTTGGGTCGCATTTTGTGTTGGCCTTTGGTGAGCAAATTTCGGAAGTCAGCATGGTTCCGAAATCAGTTCCAAACAACCTGTATTTTTGGATGGACGTGACCGTGGGGATCTTCCAATGAACAAGCGGAATTGGAACCAGGTGATCCCCCGATCACTAACAGAGAGCCTGCAGCTCACCAAAGAATTTGGCATTGACACCAAACAGTTAAGCGTGCCGCGTATTGCAGACCGTTTAGGCCGTACCCCTGACAGCCTGTACAAGTACTTAGGCGATGCCAGCATGCCAGTGAACTTGCTGATCCCTTTCATGGAAGCCTGTCACCGCACTTACCCATTGCAGTACTTAGCCCACAGCATGAACTACCTGTTGGTACCTATGCCACGTGGTCGCAAAGCCGAACACAAAGCTCTGGTGCAACTGAACCTATTTTGCACTGCAGTGATGGGCAAGCTGCTGTCGCTGCAGGCCGGTGAATGCAGCCAGCAAGAAGTAGTCGACCACTTAACAGTACTGATGGAAAACCTCGCCTACCACCGCCTTGAGGCACAAAAGCATTTGCAACCTGAACTCAACCTATTTCCGGAGAGCGGCCATGTCTGAAAGCCAATATTTATCTAACCAAATTTGCCGAGTACTGCGCTTAACCAAACAATTAGCCGGTTGCGAAACCACAGGTAAAACCTGTTCTGAGTTAGCCGAACTGTTGGAAACAACACCATCGCAAGTACTGCGCGACCTGACCAATTTAAAAGAGGAAGGCTTTGCAGAACGCTGTAGCTGGGACGACAACCGCTGGCGTTTAGGCCATGCGTTTGTGCGCATCAGCAATACAGTGCGGGTGCACCTGGAACAGTCTCAGCTGCAACTGCAGCAAGACGTAACTAACTACAGCAAGTTTCTGTAAGGACGTTGCGTTATGGCGAACGACGAACTGCACATCGATGAAGACGCTTTTGGTGATGTTGACGCCGAGTTGTTTGCAGCAGAGGTAGCTGCAGAACAAAAACCTACAAAGGCAGAGCTGCGCTGGAAAAAGAAACTTGCGGATGCAGCACAAGCAGCTGTAGAGGCCGACGACCTATGGGATCGCCCAAACAAACATACAGGTGACAACCGTTTACCTGAGCAGCCAGCAGAAGCACAAAAAGTAATAGAGGCACAGGCTATGGAGCAACAGACCACTATGAGTACCACTGATACCGCCCCACTCAGCCACGACCAGCAAAAGGCCGTGATTAATACCAAAGAAGTAATGGCAAAAATGGAAGAAGTGATGCGGGAGATCGGCCAGATCGAAGCATTTGATTTCATCAACAAACTGCTAACCGTTAGCAGTTTGAAGATCATTCAAAAAATCAAGGAAACCAAGAGCTATAAGGGTTTGGTCTACAGGGATCAAAACGAAGAACTGCTAACCGTTAGCAGTTGGGACGAGTTTTGCGTGCGTAAATTAAACATTCCGAGAGCTACTGTAGATGATCGACTTCTCAACCTAAATCAACTCGGTGAAGAATTCTTTGAAGCCAGCCAAAAAATCGGACTGGGCTACCGCGAACTGCGTAAGTTGCGCCAGCTTCCCGAAGAACAGCAACAACTGGTGATTGAAAACGAAGCGGTAGATTTAGGCGATAAAGACGCGCTGCGTGAGCTGATTGATGATTTAAACGCAAAGCACCAAAAAGAACTGAAGGCACTGAAAGGCGAAAAGGAAGAGCTGGATAAATCGCTTAAAGTTGCCCGCCAGATGCGTGATGAAGCACAGGCCGAAGCCAATCAGTTTAAAGAAGACATAGCCAGCCGCAAGTTTAACCCCGAAGCCTGGAAAAGTGATGTCAGCTCTTTAGTGCTGAGCGTGGCCACATTGGAAGGCGAAATACTGCAGCGCTTAAACAAGCTGATGGTGATTAGAAACAAAATAACTGAAGCAGATTCAGACGACGTATTTGGTGCAGACAGCTCTGTTTACCATGCCGCCATGGATTACATGGCAGGTGCAATGTACACCACCAGCCGCAGCCTGGCAGAAGATGTGGCCGACTTTTGGCAAGACACTGAGCTGATGTTCAAAGGCTATGCACAAAAAGCCAAACCAGCTGTGCAGGTGCTGGAACAGCTGGCAGCAAGCGCCAAGGTTGGAGGCTGATATGTTTGAGCTATCTGCCAATGTTGCACAAAGCCAGTTGATACTGATGTTTGCCCAGCGCCTGGAAAGCGCCAAGCACGGTGAAAAGAATACTATTTTGGCCGAGGTTCAGCAGCAGCTGGCCTGGAGCAAAGACAAGTTTTACCGTGAGCTAAAAGCACTGGGCTGGACCAGTGGCCGGAAAAAACGCTCTGATGCCGGCACCACCAGCCTGGACGAAACCACTATTGCCCACGCTGCAGCATTGCTGGCTACGGGTACCCGTGCCAACGGTAAGCAGATTATGGAGCTGCCCAACGCCGCCAGCATTTTAAGTGCCAATGGCCACACCATCGACTGCAGCAATAGCACGCTGCGCCGTGTTCTGCGCGACAGGCAAGCCACTGCAAAGCAGTTGGCGGCCCCTACTGCGCATATTCACTTAAAAAGCCTTTACCCCAACCACGTGCACCAGGTGGATCCGTCGCTGTGCCTCCTGTACTACCCGCCTGGGCGCAGCGGCAAAATCCAGAAATTTATGGATGATGACGACTTTTATAAAAACAAACCGCAGAACCTTGAGAAAGTAGCCAACCTTCGGGTATGGCGTTATGTGATGACCGATCACTGTAGCGGTACCATTCGGTTTCGCTACTTTGAGGCTGCTGGTGAAAGCAGCATGCTGTTGTATCAATTCTTACTATGGGCCTGGGGCGAACATAACGATAGCCGCTGCCCTATGCGTGGCTTGCCAGAAATACTGCTGATGGACAAAGGCAGTGCCAACCAAAGTATTGCGGTAAAGCGTGCCGTAAGGGCTTTGAATATTACCCTGCTGGATCACAAAGCAAAGAACGCCAGAGCCAAAGGCCAGGTAGAAAACGCCAACAACCTGGTAGAGAAGCTGTTTGAAAGCCGTATTTTGCTAGAGCCGGTGCACAGCGTTGAAGAGCTGAACCAGAAAGCTGAAGCCTGGCAGAACGCTTACAACGCCAACACCATACCTGGTTACGACTCGACCCACGGCCGCCACGGTATGGCCCGTTATGAGAACTGGCAAACCATTCGCTCGTACACCACAGTGCGCGAACTGCCAGCGCCAGAGGTTTGCCGCTGGTTGCTGACCCATAAACCAGAAACCCGCAAAGTGGGCAAAGACCTGGCTATTAGCGCCACCCACCCCCGCACTAAGCGCAGCCATACCTATCCATTAACCGGCTTAGCAGGCATTTATGTGGGCCTTGAAGTGCTGATCACTCCGCTGGTGATGAGCGATGACGCCGAAATGTTGGTGTATTGCACCTTTCAGAATCAGGAGCAATGCCACCAGGTGAAGCCAGAGGCGATGGATCACAATGGTTTTGTGGACAGCTCTGCGGTGATAGGTGCCGAATTTAAAGGCGTGGCAGATACACAAGTGGACGAACAACGTAAAGCGGCGCTGCGCACTGCGTACCCCAACCTGACCGACGACGAAATAACCAAAGCCCGCCAGAAGAAAACCGCGCCATTTGGCGGTTTGGATGCGCTGTCGCACCTGCAGGATGCCTACAACCCTACCTATATGCCAGTGAAAGGTGAGCAAGTGCAAACCGGTTTTGAAGCGCCTGTCAGCAAGAAGCTTTCGGGGATTGCGCTTAAAACAGCTGTGTTGCAGCTGATTGATCGGCCACTGAGTGCTGAAGAAAACCAATGGCTAACCGCTGCCGGTGAGGTGGCCGAAGCAGACCTTGCGCAGCTGATTCAGCTGATGACGCGACAATTACAACCCAAGCCCGCTTTGCGTGCAGTGTAAGGAGTACTGACCATGGCTAAACCAAACGAGCACAAACAAGTGGTGATACAGCGGGATTGGAAAATTCGCCTTGGACGGATGCTGGCCAATAAAGGGCTGAGCCAAGCCAGTGTCGTGGAATGGGTGCGTGATCACTGTGACTTAGATATCAGTGCGGCAACGCTGAACCTGATTATTAAGCATGGCGACTGGCCGAAGAAAAAACAGGAAGAAATTCACGCCGCCCTTACCCGCTTTGCCGTTGAAAACGGCCTGGTGGCTGAAAGCCAGGCCCACCTGATTTTTATACGTGACCCAAATGAAAGGCCAATTACTGCAGGCGCTAAATGGCGTGCGCTGTACAAGGCCCGCAGTTACCAGGAGCAGTTTGAGGAAGACCTGAACGGACGTTTGATTAACCCATTACCGGAGCCAGAAATGTTAAGCCAACAAGCCAAAGAGCACTTTGGGTTCTTCCAGGACCCGTTTGAGAACGAAATTTACAGTATGGACCAGGTGTATATGAGTGGCAGCCACCGCTATGCCGTAGAGCACATGATCCAAGCGGCCCGCATGGGCAGCATGTTGTGTGTATATGCCGAGTGTGGAGCTGGCAAAACCACAGTGCGTCGCGTGTTCAATGAAAAGGTGAACGCTGAATATCCGAACATTCGGATCATTGAACCCGCACGTATTGACCGCCGTGAAATTGGAGCCAACACCATTTCGGAAAGCATTATGCGTGAGCTGCAGGTGAACATTAAGCCAAAAAGCTCTGAGCACCGCGACTCGATTATTCGGGATGTTCTGACACAAAGCTACAAAGCTGGCAACCGCCATGTGCTGGTGATTGATGAGGCGCATGACCTGACCGATGACGTGATTAAGCAGTTAAAACGCATTTGGGAGCTGGCTGACGGCTTTACCAAGTTCATTGGCATCATTTTGATTGGCCAGAACGAAATGGAGAAAAAACTTAAAAACCACTTTATCCGTGAGTTTACCTACCGCGCCACTCAGGTGGTGATCCAACCGCTGGGCAAAGAGCTGCAGAACTATGTGAGCCTGAAGCTGAACTCTGTCAACAAGGTACCCAGCGATCTGCTTACTGATGACGCTTATGACGCTATGCAGGATGTGCTGAGAGGTGCACGCCGCTTTGGTGCCAACACAGGCAAAGCCGACGAAATAGTGGATATGAGCTACCCGCTGAATGTGAACACCTTGATGAAAAATGCCATGAACCTGGCTGCACGTTTGGGCGAAAGCAAAATAAGCGGTGAGCTGGTGAAGCAGCTGAAGGTGAAAGCATGAGAACGGTGAAGTTTTCTGACCTGGTGCTGATGGTGTTTCGGGATGTTCACCCTCACCACGGCGTGATTGTAGCCATGGCACCGCGCCATGGCGATATGGGGCTGGAGGTGGCCACCACTGATAAGACGGCTGAATTTAGCCAGCAAGATTTAGATGTGATCCGTGACGTGTGGCTGTTAAACGCCATGAAACCATTGAACCCACAGGAGGTAAACACCCTCCTGATTTCTGAAGAGTAACCATTATGACTGACAAAATTGTAGTGCCCGAAGGCTGGAAAATGGACGGCGAAGGCCGTTTGGTTCAGGTAAGCAAAATTAACCCGCAGCTGTTGGAAGAGGACGCACTGGTTTGCAACTTTATGGCGCAGGCCATTGCAATCAATACCGCTATGGTGGATTTGAAAACGAAGCTGATTAAAGAGTGCGAAAGCTTTGTAGAAAAACTGGTTGCTGAGTATGGAGTTAAAAAGCTGGCGAAAATTAAAGGCAACCTGGATTTCTACAGCTTTGACCGTTCGTTCCGGATCAGTCGTCGCGTTCACGACACCATAAAACCAAACGCCCGGATTGAAGCTGCGCGCCAGTTGTTTGCGCAGTACCGCGACATAGTGGCGTCTCAGTCTGCTGATGTGGATGCGAAGGAGTTTATTAACAACGCATTGAAGCCAGGCCGCAACGATGTGCTGAGTACCAGCAAGCTGCTGGACTTACTGGACAGCAACATTTCACACCCCCTATTTAAACAGGCTCAGCGGGCACTGCGTGAAGCGCTGGATGCTGACGGCAGCTGTGTTTATTACAACTTTTACCAACGCAATAGCCAGGACGTTTACCAACTGCTGAGCCTTCGGTTCAGTGACCTGATCCTGACTGCCGAAAAGGCAGACGTTGAAGCGGAAGCTCAGACAGAAAGTGAGGTGAACTAACCATGGCTTATCAGGTGTTAGTAAATGGTGCCATGCATATGCAAACGCCTGATGACGAGCAGGCAAAGAAAGCTTACGGCCAGGCCGTAAACCGTTACCCAGCTGCGGATATCAAGCTGGTTGAAGTAACAGTGCTGAGCAATCGCCCAGCCGACAAAACCCCAACAATCCATTAAGGAAAACGCTATGAACAAATCGCAATTAGTAGACGCCATCGCTGCCGGTGCTGACCTGAGTAAAGCCAAAGCTGAAGTTGCTTTAAATAGCTGCCTGTCAGCGATAACAGCTGCTCTGGCCAATGGTGATTCAGTGACGCTGGTAGGCTTTGGCGTGTTTTCGGTAACGGCTAAAGCAGCACGTGCTGGCCGTAACCCGAAAACAGGCGAAAGCATGGAAATTTCCGCGCGTAACGTGCCTGGCTTTAAAGCCGGTAAGTCGCTGAAAGACGCTGTGAACCAGTAATCCAACCCTAACAATGAGGCGGGGCCAGCTGGCCCCGAAACTTTATGACTTCAAACCAACAAGTAATTTTAGGGATTTTACAAGGCCAGGAAGACCCACTGACATCTAAGGAATTATCTGACATCAGCGGGTTGCAACAAACCGTTGTGCTCAAAACCTTGGGTGAACTGCAATCAACTCACTCAATAGCTAAATGCTCTGTCGGCTACAAACTGCAGCAAAGCCAAGAAGAGTCCCCTCTGTCTGCTGATGCTCAAGCGGTTTTAAAGCTATTGGCTAGCGAGCCAAAAAGCCGTTTACCAAAAACCATTCGGGATTTACTTGAATGGCCTGAAGAACGCGCGAAGCCGGTCATACGTTTTCTCAAAAATAGTGCCTACCTTTCAGCTAACGACCAAGGCTATTACTACCTCACATTGATCGGCACTGAGCGCATGCAGCAACATTGCCCCGACATTGAGTTAAAGCCGTTTGTGTTCGACAAAATAAAGAACCCTGGCGGCGCATTTAAAATAAATCCTCATTCGGAATTACCAAGCCAAAAGACAGCGCCTGTGGTTGTTGCTGAAATTCCTGAAACAAAAGATGTAAAACAGTCCGAAAACGATTTGGATAACCACCCAGCAGTTAGGCAAGCTAAAGCTATTGCAGCATTGCTTGTACCCGTAGAGCAGGAATTACCACTGCTTTCTGACGTGCCTATAAAAATGCGGATCCTGACTGAATTAGCCTCCGTGTTTGGCTCTGAAGTAAAAACCCATCTAACAGAATTGTGCAGCTTTTTGAGGGAGTACTCCGCCCATGAAAAAGCCCTTTAGAACATCAGCACAGCTAAAACAGTTGATCCACATCGCCAAAGGCCAGCTGCACATGGACGATGCCATTTACCGCCAGAACCTGATTGCCTGGACAGGTAAAAGCAGCACTACGGAAATGAGCTCGACGCAAATGGAGCGGGTTTTGGATGGCATGCGCGACCTGGGCTTTAAGCCTGTGGCCAAAGCCAAAGACAACCGTTCTAAGAAACCATTTGAAAACGAAGAACTGAAAAAGTTGGGGCAGATATGGACGCTGATGGCCGCCCAGGGCTTTGTAAAAAACGCGGGCTATGTGGCGCTTGAGCTATGGGCAGTACGCCAAAGTGCTGGTCTTAATAACGGTGTGGCAATTGAAAAGCTGGAGTGGATGACAGACCTCACTTATCAGCTGATTGAGCGCTTGAAGCGCTGGCATCGCCGTTTGATGCTGGAAGCCATGAAGCGGCCGGATTTTAAAGAAAGTTATAGCGACGTACTGAAAATGTATGAGCTTCGAACCGCACAACAGGAGGCATAACCCATGGCTACACCTGAAAAGAAACGTGCTGACTTTCTGATTGATCTAATCATACATACAGCAAATTTACTGCGACAAGAACTGAAGCTGACTGAAGGTGATGCCGAGGCGTTGGGCTACAAGCTGACCGATAGTATCCGGCAAATCCATGGCGGCTCAAACATCTATATCCCTAAAGGAATGCAGATGGATGTTGCCATCCGGCAAAACGGCATTATTCAGGATTTCAGGGGCAGTAACCACGCAGAGCTGGCAAAGAAATACGATTGCTCAGAAGCCTACGTTTACCAGGTGATCCGTGCGTACACCCTAGCCACCCGCAAAACGATTCAGCCTGGATTATTTCCAGACGAACCGGAACCGCAATAAGGACGACGCCAATGACAACAAACAGCCACCAACTTAAGCAACTGCAGACGAAAAAGCGTTCCCTGGAAACCCGCCAGATGGAACTGCACACGGCCCGCGCCAAAGTGTCAGCCGAAAGCGAGGCCATCAAGGCTGAGCTGACCGAAATAAACCAGAAAATTGGTCAGTTCCATAGCCCTGCAGGTGAACCTGTAGTGAGTGAACATGCCTTGCTGCGTTATTTAGAGCGCGTGAAAGGCGTCGATTTGAACGTGATCCGCAAGGAAATCCTGGATGGTCGTGTAGACCAAATCCGTCATCTGAAAACCTGTGATATCCGCATGGCTAACGGCCTGAAAATGGTGGTTAAAAACTGTGTGGTTGTTACGTTAATTGAGCTGTGAGGCTTGCTATGACAACTGAAATTGTTCTTTGGGTCATCGCTTTGACTGTACTGCTGCTTTCTTCTGCAGCAGCTGCATGGATGTATTTTTTTTCGGGGATCAGCAACGACAAAAGGCTACTACCCACTATTGAGCGCCTGATATTCCGTGGCTTTATAGGGCTGATGCTGCTGGCTATTGCTAGCGTTTTTTTACTTCTATTCGGGGGTGAGTGATGGATAAACGTATTTTAGACAAGATTAAAAAGCTGATGAACCTTGCAAGCAGCAGCAATGAACATGAAGCAGCTAACGCGCTGCGCATGGCTCAGAAATTGATGCAGGAGCATCAGGTAGACCAGGTAGACGTTGAGCTTTCCGACATTGCTATGCAGTCTGCTGATGATGTGAATTCAGCAGGTAAACCACCAGCCTGGAGCGTGCAGTTAATCGCCACTATCACTACGGCTTTTGGTCTGTCTGCGGTTCGGGCATCAACGTTGTGGGGAGGCCCAAAAATCCAGTTTATTGGCCCTGCAGACCGCTGTGAAATTGGTACCTACTGCTACACAGTGCTTGGTCGTTTGCTGTTAAGAGCCAGAGCTGAATACTTAGCTGGTTTGAGTAAGCGCCTGAAACGTAGCTCCAAGACCAACCGGCTGAATTTGTTTTCTGAAGGCTGGATCCAGGCTGTTCACTCAAAGCTTCACAGGCTGGTACCCAACGAAAAAGAGCAGCAGCTGATTGCCGTATTCAAAGAACGTACCTTCGGCACACTCAACAACCTTCAAGGCCGGGCATCCAAAGAAAAAGCACGTGACCAGGAGGCTTACTACGACGGCAAAGCCCAGGGCCGCAATGTTCAACTGAATGCCGGTGTAACTGGCGCAAGCCAAGGCCGGATTGGCAGAAATACTGAGTTCTAAAAATTCTATTAATCTCATGCTGAATTATCAGTTAATTTAACTGAAACTATAGATTTTCATATCCAAGCACAGGTAGAGTTTAATTTACCAATATTAAACACAGCAAGGATGATGACTTACTATGATTACAATCACTCTGTTTAACAACAAAGGTGGAGTTGGTAAAACAACTTCAACTTGGAACTTAGCAACCTCAATAGCTGAGAAAGGAAAAAATGTCTTACTCATTGATTTCGATCCTCAATGTAATTTATCGATTGCAGCACTAGGAGATACAGTCTTCGCTGAGTTGCTACAAAAATCGCAAGGTACACCTTTCGGTAAAACTATTAGAGCCTTTGTCCAGCCGTTTTTAATGCAGAACATGCCACCGGTATTAAATTGCTTTCATCCCAAGATAAGGCCGTCAAAAGGCAACATGCACGTTATTGCCGGTGATTTTTGGCTGAACAATATGTCTGATTTGCTTAATGTTGGTACAGATGTTGTAGCTGGAGGTGGTCTTTATAGATTCTTGCTTCCATCTATTATTTCTGATGAAGCGAGTCGAGTGACTGGTACTAAGTACGACTATGTATTAATAGATGTACCTCCATCCTTCAACTCATTAGTGCGGTCTGCGCTGTACTGCTCAGATTACTTCATAGTACCGTGTACAGCTGACCTATTTTCGGCTTATTGTATTGGCCTTATAGGTGAAATGCTTCCAAGATTTATACAGGATTGGGAAAGCGGTAAATATAGACACATACAAAATAACGGCGCAGATAATCGAATTCAGTCAAAAGGGAGACCACAGTTTGCTGGTTGGATGTTCAACGGGTTTGACACAAGAAAACGTCCTGGAGCATCCGTTGCAACAGAAGTTGGAGCTGATTTAGCTCACCTTAATATAATAAACCACTCTGTCTCTACTAGCTTAATTCCTGCATTAACTAGTCAAATCCACTCATACACAGCAGTACCTACATTTGTAACGGCATTACCAGTTGCAAAAATAGAAGATCTAAATGTAATGGCCCCAGATAGCATTATCCAAGGTGTCCCACTGAAATATCTACACACCGTAAAACCAACCAGAGACATGCTTGTTCGAGGCCAATGGGCACAGAACCAAATCGATCTTATGAGTCGGATGGATAGAGAATATGATCGATTAGCTGATTATGTGATCAATAATTTTTGACTGACTAAATAGAGGCCCAAAACACAAACGAATTTAAAAACAAATGTCCCTCCGAGGGGCATTTGTTTTATGACTGATAAAATTTACAATCGATGATTATTTCCTGTTGACACACACTACAGCAGCAATCAAGAGACTTACAAAAAAAGCATAAATAACCAACTCGGACATTCTCATAGCATTTGTGGCAGTCGAGACTATGTCTTTAGCACTTGGTAATGGAGGTAAAGTAGTACCGCCACTGGACACCATTAGCCAGTCATGAATAGCTGAATCTTCAACAACAAACAGTTTATGCAGTTTCAT